CTAGTTTCCCCAGGCGTAGAAGTTACAATCATTGACGAAAGTAACTACTTACCAGCCCCAACTAATTCAGTACCGTTTATCTTGATTGCAACAGCGCAGAACAAGATCAGCGGTAGCGGTGTAGGCGTAGCAGCCGGCACTACAGCGGCCAACGCAAACAAAGTTTATTTAATCTCCTCACAGAGAGATTTAGTTAACACATTTGGCAACCCATTCTTCTACAAGACTTCTGCAGGTACGCCAATCAATGGCTACGAGCTCAACGAGTACGGATTACTTGCTTCATGGTCAGTGTTGAACATCAGCAACCGTGCTTATATACAACGAGCAGACATTGACCTGTCAGAACTTGCGGCATCATTAACCCGTCCCACAGGTGATCCTGCCAACGGAACCTACTGGCTAGATACCACCGAATCTGCTTGGGGTATTTTTGAATGGAGTTATACAACCAACACATTTGTACTAAAGACTCCAATTGTACTCACTGATCCTACCGACAGCGTCGACAGTGTGCCTCTTGATTCCATTGGCAACATTGGCGACTACTGTGTAGTGGGTACCAATGCATTCAACCCTGTGTATTTTAAAACACCTGGTAATGCTGCCAGTGATCCAGCTGTAGCAGTCAATACTTGGGTATTGGTTGGCAGCGATGACTGGAAAAATTCATGGCCTACAATAATTGCCACGAACACCAGTCCTACTTTAACTGCTGGTAACACATTCTTCCTCAACGACGTGTTGATTACTGTTCCGGCATCGCCTAACAACACAGTCACAGGAGTTGTTGGAGCTATTAACGCTGCCAACGTTGCAGGTGTAAGTGCTGTTAACAACAGCGGAAAACTTGAACTCTACGCAGATTCTAATGCTACCAATGACGGTTCAACTGGTGGCGGCGGCATCATATCTGTGTCAGCTGGCACAGGCACAGTATTAACAGCTCTTGGTATCAGCGTAGGTGACGCTTATGCTCCTGCTTTGCAAGCATCACCAAGTTACACAGTACCACAGTGGAGATCAACTAGTGCAGAACCACATCCTAGCGGATCAGTTTGGAACAAAATCAACAACGTCAATCAAGGTACTAATCTTGTAGTTAAGAAATTTAATTCAGCACTGGCGTTGTTTGTACAACAAAATTGCCCTGTGTATGAAAATGACGCCAGCGCCAACAAAGCTCTGGATCCATCAGGTGGCGGACGTAATATCACTGTGGGTAGTACCTATGCTCAGTATGATGCATATGGCACTGACACCTTTACTTTAAAAATCTTTGAACGTATTGCCAGCGGCCCTACTATCATCAATGGAACTACTACTAATCCTAGTTTTGCTATTGGTGAGGAATTTAGCATTGCCTGGAGTACAAAAACCTCCACATCAGCTGGCACGCCAGTTAACGCTGAGTTAACAGGTACTACTGCCGCAGATTGGGTAACAGCATTTTTAGCGGCAGTGCCTAGTGGTGCTCCAGTCACTGCTGCCGTCAATAGTGATGGTAGCATTCAGGTTCAACACACACAGGGTGGAGTGATTATTTTAGGTGAGATCTCAGGCGATCCTATAACAGGTGCTGGTATCAATGATACTATTCCGGGTGTGCGTTTAGCGTTTCCTGATCAACCAGGTCTATATGAACTCAGCAATTGGTCTGCACTAAGTTACACAGCCAGCGATGATGCCCCAGATCAAGATCCAGCAGATGGTCGCTTGTGGTATTATTCAGCCACTGACCAAGTTGACATCATGATCAACAACGGTGGTGCTTGGGCAGGTTATCAAACTGTGTCCAGTGATGCTAGAGGATATGATCTTACTGAAACTGACCCTAACGGTCCGATCATCTCAACCACCGCCCCTACTGAACAAAGTGATGGTACTCCATTGGTCGTTGGGGATTTATGGATTGACATCAGCGATCTTGAAGCATATCCAATCATCAAGCGTTGGGAAACAGTTGATGCAACTCAGCAATGGGTGTTGATTGACAACACTGACCAAACCACAGAAAATGGTGTGTTGTTTGCCGATTTCCGTTGGGCTCCTAACGGCACAACAGATCCGATCACAGATCCAATTCCGACTATTAAGAGTTTGTTGACTTCTAACTATCTTGATTTAGATGCTCCGACATCTACTCTATATCCAGAAGGCATGTTGGGCTTTAACTTGCGTCGTTCAGGATTCAACGTTAAGAGTTTCCAAGTCGACTACTTTAACGCTACTAGCTTCCCAGACGAGTCATTGCCAACAGTGAAAAATGCTTGGGTCACTGCCAGTGGTCTACAAAACAACGGTGCTCCATACATGGGCCGTAAAGCTGTGCGTCAAATGGTTGTTGCCGCAATGAAGTCCAGCATTGACGGAAATCAAGACTTGCGTGAGGAACAACGTCAATTTAACTTGATCGCTACTCCAAACTATCCAGAGTTGATTCCAAACATGGTAGCACTCAACAATGAGCGCAGCCAAACAGCATTTGTTGTGGGTGACACTCCGATGCGTATGCCTGACAATGCTGATGCTATCACTGCATGGGCAACAGATGCATTTGGCGTTGGCCAAGACTCAGAAGATGGGTTGGTAACAGCCGATCCATACTTGGGTACATTCTATCCAAGTTGCCAAACAACTGATCTTTCAGGTTCAGTTGTGGTACAGCCACCAAGCCACATGATGTTGCGTACTATCTTACGCAGTGACGAAGTGAGCTTTCCGTGGTTGGCACCAGCTGGTACACGTCGTGGTGTGGTTGACAATGCATTTGCTTTGGGATATGTTGATGCACAGACTGGACAATTTATTCAGACTGCAATTCGTCAGAGCACACGTGATGTGTTGTACGAAAACAAGATCAACCCAATTACATTCATACCAGGTACAGGTATTACCAACTATGGTAACAAGACTGAAGCAGGCACACCAAGCGCACTTGATCGTATCAACGTAGCACGTTTGGTAGCATTCCTCCGCGCTAGACTTGAAACAATTGGTAAGACATTTGTGTTTGAACCCAATGATCAAATCACACGCGATGAGATTTCAAATTCCTGCGAAAACTTGTTGAATGATTTGGTTGCAAAACGTGGTATCTATGACTATCTAGTTATTTGCGATGAAAGCAACAATACACCAGCTCGAATTGATAGAAATGAACTGTATGTTGACATTGCTATTGAACCAGTTAAAGCTGTTGAATTCATCTACATACCAGTGCGCATCAAGAACACTGGAGAGATTTCAAGTGGTCAGGTTGCTACATCAAGTACCGTCTAACGGTATCTACAATGTAGAAAAATGGGGCTTAGGCCCCATTTTTTTTGATCTCATCTGCCATAAATAATTGCATATTAGGAGAAAGTAATATGTCTATCGCATCGCTAACAAAAATGACAGTGCCTTTGGCCAGTGACCAATCAAGTCCAACACAAGGCCTGCTGATGCCAAAACTAAAATATCGCTTCCGTGCGGTATTTGAAAACTTTGGTGTAAGCACACCACGTACAGAATTGACCAAACAGGTCATTGACTTCACACGCCCATCAGTGAGCTTTGAAGAAATGCAAGTTCCAATCTATAACTCCACCATTTACTTGGCTGGCAAGTATAGCTGGGAAGCAATCTCTGTTAACCTACGTGATGATGCAGGCGGTAACGTGGCCAAGTTAGTAGGCGAGCAGTTACAGAAACAATTAGACTTTATGGAACAAGCTTCTGCTAGTTCAGGTATTGATTACAAATTCACAACACGTTGTGAAATACTCGACGGTGGTAACGGAGCCGCGCAACCCACAGTGCTTGAAACTTGGGAAATGTATGGTTGCTACTTGACTTCGGTCAACTACAACGACCTTAACTACGCAGAGAGTGCCGCTGTCACTGTCACAATGAACATCCGCTTTGACAACGCTATCCAAACTCCTATTGGGTCTGGTGTTGGCGCAACTGTTGGAAGAACACTCGGCGACGTAGTAACAGGATAATAGTCATGGCCTTTGGTGCGGACTTCCTTAAGGGGTTCTTTGGAAGTGATTATCTAAAGGACTATACACATGCCAGCAAGACTTTCCGTGCCAACGGTTATGAGCTGGCTCCTCGTTATAAATTTCTATTTCACGTTTACTTCAATCTCAACACAACTGAAATTCCAAAACTAAAAGAAGTTTTTAGTCGAGCAGATCAAGACAATCTTGGTCTCTTGGTCAAAACTGCTCAACTTCCTAATTACAATGTTGAAGTTGAGACCATGAATCAATATAACCGCAAACGCCTGGTTCAGAAAAAGATTGAATACAATCCTTGTCAATTGACATTCCACGATGATGGTTCAGACCTTGCTCGCAACATGTGGTACAACTATTTTGCCTACTACTACAAAGACCCTACACAGCAATACTGGGGTACTCCAGTCACACAAGGCAGCCTAGGACAAAGCGGTAACGGTGGAGATCCTAAACTCAGTTACAACGGTCGTGATATCTACTCTGACCAACGCACAGTCAACGACTGGGGATACATTGGCGAAAGCTACAGCGATGGTGCCGCCGGCGTGTCAGGCAAGCCACCTTTCTTCAAAGACATAACCATATATGGTTTTGATCAACATAGATTCTGTGCTTATGTTCTAATAAATCCCATGATCACCGAATGGCGTCATGATACATATGATTACAGCCAAGGTGGCGGACTAATGGAACATCAGATGTCAGTGAGATACGAAACAGTGAAATACTATCAAGGAAAATTAGACACAGCAAGACCCACAGCCAATGCCAAGGGCTTTGCTGACCCTAGTCGTTATGACACTGTACGATCACCACTGGATCGGTTAGGAAACAACGCTACTATATTAGGGCAGGGTGGTGCCATTGATACCATTGGCGGTATTGTAAACGATTTACAATCGGGCTCTGTTTTGGGCATCATTGGTGCCGTGCAAAAAGCTGGATCAGCCTATCAAACATTCAAAGGCAAGAATTTACAAAGCATTGTACGCAACGAAGCCAACGCAGTGGCCAAGGATGTCATACGTGGACAACTTCCGGGTGCAGTAAGACAAATTGCCAATACAGCTGATGGATTTTTCTTTCCAAAAGTACCATTACAAAATAATTCGACTACAAACAAACCAGCCACTCCTAGATTGGCCGCACCAAACTTGACTGGCCCAACTACAGAGAACGTTCCACGATGAGCACACTAAATTACGCAGATCCTCAAGTTGATCTTACAGTAAAAGTTTTTGATAACTTTTACAACTTTGCCATTGAAGTTCCAGTGGATCAATATGACGTTGTGTACAGTTACTTTGCCAAGGTATTCAAAGACAAACTTGCGGCTCAAAATTTCACAGTGAGCTTGTTTCAAGTGGCTGAATATCAAAAACGACCAGTGCTGGAAATTTTGGCCGAGATTGAAGGTCAGGATCAACTGCAACTTACATCAACACTGTGCTACTATCTCAACAATCAACGCAGTAATGCTACTTTGTTGGGTGTGAATGCTTTGGTAACTCCCAATTACTATGCGGCCCGTAATGTTTTACCATGAGCAGAAATTATGCACAGGGATTCTTTGAAGTAAGAAATCCACAAAAATATGTAGGCAAAGGCAAACCCAAATACCGTTCAGGTTGGGAGCAGGCTTTCATGCGCTTTTGCGACAACAATGACAACATTGTACAATGGGCCAGTGAGTCAATATCCATACCTTATCGTCATCCACTCACAGGAAAAATGACCAACTACATTCCAGATTTTTTAATACAGTATCGTACTAGAAACAACACTGTGGTCACAGAACTCATTGAAATCAAACCCAAAAAACAAAGCATACTGGAAAGCAAGATGAGCGTGAGAGATCGTGCTGTGGTTGCTGTAAACTATGCCAAATGGGACGCCGCAACCAAATGGTGCCGACGTCAAGGACTGCAATTTCGTGTGATCACAGAAGACGATATCTTCCGTAACGGTAAGAAATAATGCGGTAAATACCCGCATGACTAAGAAATTAGAAGAACTGTTCGATCTTCCACTCAAAGAAGATTCGCCTGACAATGATTTGCCGGGCAATGACATCGAAACCAATTTGCCCATATTTCCAGAAACATTGGAAAAACTGGACAAAATTGAAGCCGCACTGCCGGCTGTGCGTGGGCTTGAAGCCAGTGACACAGAAATGGATGATTTAGCGGCCAAAGCAACTGAGAGTTTTGAAAATCTCATGGACCTGGGCATGAACGTTGACAGCAGATATGCCAGCGAAATTTTCTCAGTGGCCAGCACCTTGTTAGGGCATGCGATTACCGCCAAAACAGCCAAACTCAACAAAAAACTAAAAATGATTGATCTACAGCTTAAAAAAGCCAAGTTTGATCGTGATGGCGCCAATGGTGAAGAGTCGGCTACAATGAGCACAGGCACAGGACACATACTGGATCGCAATGAACTTTTAGAGCGACTAGTCAAGCGCGAACAACCAAAGAAGCCTGAATAGGCTAAATATGATATAGGGGATTGATATGAAAACTTTTGCAGAATACTTAACAGAATCCAA